TCTCAGTGCCACGTCCACCCTCTCTACGAGGTAACCAGAAATCCTCTAGCATACTCATATGCTTTTTGTCATCACGCATCTCACCAGTGTTTGCGTCATACACTAGCTTGTTGCGATAGCGAGACATCACATCGCGTAGGTATTGTTCTGCCTTTACCTTAGGTAGATTACCAACGTCAATGTAGAAAATTCTACGCTCAGGTGCGCGTGATAGTCTGTAGATAACAAGAGAATCCTCAATCATTCTTAATTGATTGAGAGACTTGATTGCCTTATGCAGGAAACCAAGAGTCATTCTTTTGTTGAGATCTTGCAGACCTGAGGGCACAAAGGTAATAGAATCTGTCGCCATCTTCACGCCTTGTGAGAGCGACATATCACCTACTGGTCCCAGGACACCACCTTTGTAGAATCCTTTTGGATTGTAAAGATAGTAATCAACAAACGTTCCGTATTCATACTCAAGCGCAGTGCCCTTGATTGCCTGGCGTGCTAGAGAATCTTTCGGGGTATTGTCAATTTTCTGACGGACCTTCTTGATCTTCATTGGATCAATGTAACGAAGTTCCGTAATACCTTTCTTTGGATTATCTAGATCGATAACCTTATGGTAAAATAATCTACCATCGATATACCAAGTTCTAACAATCTCATGTGCGCGATTGTCAAAGTTCAACAGGCGTTTGATATATTCAAACTCATCACGAACTTTTTTCTTTACACCCGCGCCAACTTCTAGATTATCTAGATTGATATCAACGGGAGAATCGTAAGCATCACTTACGATGAACTCGTTCACAACTTCGTCAACAGCACTATCCACTTCAGGGTGAATTGCCATGTCACGATAACGACGGATCATCTCGAACTCATTACGAGCCTGATTATCCGTATCTACATACGTTCCATAATATCCACCTGCCGCTACGGCAATTGGATCTTCAGCAGAAGGAGGGACAGGGGATTGTCCCCTCTGCCCCTCCTTTCTGTTAATCTGGAAGCCAAAAAGTTGACTCATGATTTAAAAGTATAGTTGAGCGTTCAACTATTTATTAGATCACTCAACGTCTAAATCTGAGACCGAAGTTCTCGCATTAGCTGGTTTCTCCGCAGTGAAGTAAGAATACTGCCACTCAACAGTGAATTCTTCGATCTGATCGTTGCTGTCATAAGCAAGATCGATTGGAGAAACGTTAGTTGGGAAGCAATGTCTTAGGGTGTATCTTCTTAGGATAGCACCTTCTTTACTATCATCCTTCTCTAGTTGATCTACAGTTAGATCCGCCATGTAACCAGTAGCGGCATTTGGCGTAAAGAGTGGAGAAGTGTTATCTTTGTGAGTGTTGATCTGATTCGCCCAATCTTCAAAGTAAGAACGGAGTTTGAAGTCCTTATCATTGAAGAAGGTTGCAGTCCAAGTATCGAAGGTGCGATCACCAGCGATCTTGACTGTTCTACCACGGAAAGGAACTTCGATGACACCCAGGTTTGAACCTGGGAGTGCAGCAGACTTACAAAGAATATTTGTAAGATTTAGATCCTTACCCGACTTGATAGCGTCTGGAAAATTGACTCCAACCAGGAACATATTAGGCTTAACGCCTTGTCCGATAGTTGATAGAAAGTCAGAAACGTTTGACAGTGCCATTGTTGTTTAACCTCGTAATTTTTTCTCTATAAACTAATTATCATCTACCGATGACTTCAGCGAACGAAACGCCCGTTCTAGTAGCAGTAACGGTAACTGTTACATAGTTGATAGAGCGCGTAGGCTTGAGGTAGAGTTCAGCAACAAACTCGTTTCTGTCAATGACTTCAGGAGTATTGTTAGTTTCATCGCAAACAACCAAGAAGTCGGTTAGACCTCTTGCTGATTGAACTTCAGCAAGATATGAATTAATTGATGCGTTGAAAGAATTACGAGTTGTGCTATCGTTCTGCTCGAACAGAACTGCTTCTGCTAGACCTCTTGCTCTCTTCTCAACATTGAGGAAGAGACGGCGAACATTGATTCTGTCGAATGCGCTAGGTGAAGCAAGACCAGTCTTGTCGCCAAATAGGACAGGACCAGAACCAGGCATAGAAACGATTGGGTTGATTCTACTGGTGTAGAGATCGTCGCGCTGTGCCTTGTTAGGATTGAAAGCAAGTTTTACAACGTTCTGTAGACCGCCGCGATTTAGACCAGCAGGTGAATACCAGTCAGCGAGGATCGAAGAAGTTGCAACACAAAGACCAGCAACGTCGCCATTGCAACCAACATAACGATACTTATCGTTAAAGCGGTCATATGTGTACTTGATTCCACTATCTAGAACAACATAGGAAGAAGATCCAATGTTATCCATGAATGAAATGGTGTTAGCAAGTTGCTGTGCTGGAGTTAGAGCAGCACCACCAGATGTTGCTACTTGTGCTCCAGACCAAGGAGAGATGAAAGCAACACAATCCTTTCTTGAATTTGCTACAGCAGCAACTGCTTGTGCCTTAGCAATCGTGTCAGTTTCATTAGCAGCATCGCCACCCATGAGAACGAAGTCAATAAGTGTTGCTTCGGTGTCTAGGAACTCATCATATGCTGCTTGGATTTCGCCAGCAGTATATGCATAGTCATCAGTACCACCAGATAGAGCACCACCTGCGGTAGGTAGGATTCTAGCGAGTTTTAGTGGAGCAGCAGCGGTAGCGCCGTAAGATCCAGCAGTAGCACCAGGATCTTCTCCAGCAGTTGTTACTTCAGCACTAGTGAGTCCTTGACCTGCATAGATGTATGCAGAATACTCATTAACATAATCTTTCCAGTATGCCGAAGCACCTTCAGGTGACTTAGCGTCGGAAAGTTTTGAGAGATAGGTCATTCTCTCAACAACTGTATTAGTTGCAGTGTTAACGATAGCAACGTGTACTTCGTCGTGTGAAAGGAAACGCTCAGCAGCGAAAGCAGATGTGCCAGGACGTGGAGCGATTGCTTTGTAAGTTAGACCTGTGTTACCGATTGTTTGGGAGTTATAATCCCAAGCAGTTGCAGTGTCACCACTAGCAGGTGTAGGAGCAGCAGAACCCTGAACGATTTCAAAGGTGTTTGCGTTTGTTACTTTAACAACCTCGTGTCCTACAGAAGCGTCATCGGTGTATGTACCACCAACTGCTAAACCATGACCTGATTTGCTGATTACATAGTCAGCACCACGGTCAACGATTACTACTTGAAGATCGTTGCCCTCAGTACCAGCGTAACGAGCAGCAAATTTTTCAGTAGTTACACCAGCATCAAATGCATCCTTATCACCGATAAGAACACCAGTGCCAGATGCAGTAGCGTTTAGAACTGCAGTAGCAGCACGAACTACTCCAAGTTGTCCGCCGTAGCGGAGGAATTCGGAAGCAACCAACCAGTCAGCAGCATTTGCCTCAGCTGGTGTACCGAACGTATCGATAAGTTCTCTTTCAGAACCAATGTTTACAATTTTGCCTACAGGACCAGTGCGGAAAGATGTAGCAAAAGCACCACGAATAGCGGATGCTCCTACAACTACAGCATTGGAAAAATCACGTTCTCTAATAACAACACCAGGCGAGACTTGACTTGCCATGTATTTTACCTCTTAGATATCAAATTTATCTGTAAGTATTTAGATTTTTGACTTCTTCAGAGGTGGTGAACCGTGCATGAACTACCAATCTGGATATCCCCAATCAGCAAATGGATCTCTCTTCTTTCTAGATTCCATCACTCTTTTAACAGTACAGTCTTTACATTCGTATGCATATGCTGATGGATGACCTTTTTTATTTTTTCGTGTCAAGTAAAACTCAGAGATCAGGTCTTTCTTTTTTCCACAAGATCTACATTTTCTTTCTTTGAAAAGAAGGTGTTCCAGACTGAACTGATCCCCAATATCCATCAGTAGTTCCACATATAACCGACTTCTTCCTGCTTGTCTCCGTATTCCCACAGGGTGCCGTCTCCATCAATAAAGGTATCATCACCCATACCATCATCAATAAACCCAAAAGGAGCCATGTCCTGTTCGATTTGGTTTCGTTGTTCCTCATAGATCCTCCTCCTGATGTCCTGATCGGTCATCTCTTTGAAGTATTCTTGCATGACTAACCATGCGAAGAGAACCATACACATTACAAGGTCATCGTGATATCCTTCGTCTGCTTCCCATGCTTGTTTCTTCTGAACGAATGTAGTAAGTTCTTGGAAGATCTGGAAGTCATTAAACAGCAACTTGTCTTCTTCAATAATTGCTTTGAGGTTAGCGCAACCAATCTTCTTAACTGTCACGCTCATCTTGACACCTAGTTGTGTCTTTGATCCTGAGAATCCTTGTCCGACGACCTGTCCTGCTCTGCCGCGCATAGCACACATAAGGACATTAGGATACTCAAGATCGTAATTGAGAGTAGCAGCAATTGAATCTCCAATATCATTTACTTCTACCAGAACATATGGGTTATTGTATTCTTTGCAAACCTGAAAAATTACCGAGGGAAACAGTACAGGTTTAATCTCATTATTTCTGTACTTGGCAACGATTTTATACGGGATCGTGGTGATATCAAACACGAGGAAAGCACTGTAGTCGCCACCGATACCTCTGGCAACGTCAACAGTAATAATATATTCGTGATCTTTCTGCACTCCCTCATACACATCAAGTCCTGCATTTGATTTAATTGGGTCGTGAAATGGAATAGTTTGTAGTTTTGCTGGACTAATTAACGTGTCCGCAGATCCGAGAAAGTCACACTCGAATTCTTGTGCGAACTGTCGCGGTGACGTGTTCTTAATTGTTTCTTCTTTCCACTTGGAATCCCTTCCAGGGACTTGCGACCAGTGGACTTCGTTAGTTACATAATCATTCTTACCTCTCCTGGCATCCTCCCACATTTTGTAGAAGTGATTCATGCCGTTAGGCGTAGAGATGATAATTACTTTCGTTGATT